TCATGGTTCCTCCTTTCCGTCTTCAGCGTTCCTTGTCCCGTCGGGCAGGCGGTTGGAGAGCTGTACCTTGTCGAGCACGGCGGTGATGCGCTCCGCCAGCCTGCCCAGTTCCTTGAGCCACCCGAGCATGAACGGGTAACTGCCGAACATCTGTCTGCGCTTCTCGGGGGCCATGCCGCGGAGCGCGGACGTGTAATTTATCAGGTCGCTGCGGCAGCCTATGAGGGTCTCCATGACGGCCTCCTGCCTTGCCGTCAGCCTCGCTTTCGGCCTGTAGCCGGAAGCCCTTGCCAGTATGTAGTTGCTGACGGTCATGCCGCACTTTTCGGCCAGCCGCCGGATATGCTGCTTCTGCCCCGGTGTGACCTTGGCGCTGACATACTCGGTGCGTCTGTCCTCGGGCGGGAAGGGTGTATTCTGCTTGTTTTCTGTCATATAACGTTGTTTTAAAAGGGTTTTCAAAAGGTGCGAGCCTGCGAGCGCCGCCACCGGCGAACCGCCAGTGAGCCGCGAGAGCGCCAAGGTAATACCGACCGGAGGGAGGTGTCACCTTGGCATATCTCGTAACAGAAGAGCGTTCCGGCCTTACTTTCGGGATGCCTCCACTGCCGGACGGGATGCCGTTCAAGAGCCGTTCAGGTGCCATTACGGGCGCTGTGGCAAGGGTTACTGACATAGTTGCCCTGCGTGTCCGTCCAGCCCTCTATGCAGGTCACGGAAGCTACGGAAGCGGTTCTGGAAGCGGTTACCGCTATCAAGCCCAGCCTCTCCATTGTGGCGAGCAGGTTGCGGACTTTTTTCCTCCCTGTGTTCCATTCCTCCGCGAGGCCGGTTTCCGAAAACTGGAACTGTCCGGCCTGCAACTCCTGCGGCCTGCGGAACGAACCGTCCCTGCCGGGGGCTGACCGCATCCGTGAGAGCAGGTCATAAAAGAGCGCGTGGTTGCCGACGGTGTTGCCGGCGTTGTCTCTCGTTGTGCCGTTCAGCCATTCGACTGCCTCTGCGGCAAGGTGGAAGCGGATTGTCCGGAATCCCTGCGGCTTTCTGAAAGGATATGCTTCCTTGTTTCCCGTGTATTCTCGCATCATTCAGGTAGAGATAAGGGAACGGGATGGCGGAGTGACCTGCAACGGCTTCGCCGGAATACTGTGAATGAAAGTTTCCTTGTCCGCCAAGGCTTCATCCGCCGCCCCGTTCCTGTCCGACTTCAATTCTTCCCTCCGTTCGTGACGGGTTGGGATTGCAGGTGCTGTCGTGCATCCTCCACCGCCTTGAAGTCGGATGAGATTCTCATCAGCGCGACACTGACACGGCAGAGCTGGCCGATGTCGACAAAGTCCTTGACGGCCTCCATGAGTTTTTGCGCACGCTCCTGACGGTGCTTCATCACGGCCTCGTTGCCTGTCCCGTTCTCCCTGGTAAGCCCGTGGTTGAGGAATCGGTTGACGGCCAGCATGTCGGCCGCCCCGATAGTGTCGGTGTCACCGTCCCCCGTTCCGTGGCCCACCATTACCCGGATGGAATCGGCCTCGTAGGGGGAACAGCCGCGAAGGAAGTCCAGAATGGTCTGCGCCTTCGCGCCGATTGCGGACCTGCCCTCTCTCTTTTTCTGTTCCCTGTTCGCGGAATCCTGAACCGCAGTATCCTTGATACCCGGCTCCTTGTTCGTCAGATTGTCCATGTACATTTTCTTTTAAAAGGTTGGTAAATCATCTGTTCCTCTCACGCCCCACCAGATAGCGTGCGGCCCCGCTGTCTATCTCTTCCTGCGATTTCACCCGCACCCGTCTCAGCCATGCGTCGAGGTCCTCCCTGGCGAAGAAGCACAGCTTGCCGTTAGGCTTGTAATAAGGGATGGCACGGCGCATCATCAGTTTGTAGAGATAGCTCGGCCTGAGTCCGAGGTACTTTGCGGCCTCGGTGGTGGTCATCAAATTGCGTTCACTTTCCATATACGTTCGTTTTAAGATTGTTCCTTGTACTTTCGGAAAACCGGAAGATGCTGTCTGTCAGCCCTTTCTTTTCTTCTGTTTCCGATGCAAAGTTAAGTTTGACCCGATGTGCCCCAATGGGGGACGAATGGGGAAATTGCATAAAAAAGAAATGCGCCATACTGCTGGTTTTCAACAGTATAGCGCATGGCTACGGCTTGTATATGTTGTGCTGAATGGGGAAACGGCGGGCGGCTATGGGGTGCTGTTCAGCCTGCGGGCATTCTCGATGGCGCTGTCAATGGATTTGCGGTAATCCCGGTTCTCCCTTGTGGCGCCTTGCGCACACACGTCGTTGCGGTGCTTGTCATAATATGACTTGGATATGCCGCAACGTTGCAGGAACTCCTCCGCCCAGAGCCTGCCGCGCTCGCGCGGCCTGATGGTCTGCGAGACGGAGAACACCATGTAGCAGACGCGCAGGTTCTCTTTGGGGCATACGGTGACAGGCCGCGAGGTGGGTTTGAGATTCATGAAGTTCACGAAGTCGCTGCCCGAAAGGTAGCCGAACTGGCAGTCGTTGCACACTCCGTAGATGAACAGGCACAGGGCGAGGTCGACGGTGTCCGTCCACGCGGATGTCTCTTGCAGCAGGGCGGTCCGGTTCATGGCTTGTCCTCCTTCATGCGCCGGATGTCGGAGATGATGCTCCCGGCGATTCCTTGCAGACGCTCCACCAGCACGTCGAGGAACATGGGCTTGAAGCAGTACACGCAGAAGGTGCGGTCGCGTTCCTGCCGCCACTCCCTATATAACAGGTTCACGCGCGCGTGGGCTTCGTCATACCTCGCCTTTGCCGCGTCGCATTCCGCGTCGAGGGACCTGTATTCCTCCGAATCGTGCGGAAGCAGGTCGAGCCGGTTGCTCATAGCCGAATAGTCGCGCCAAAGCCGGGTGGCGGCCGCTTTCGCCTCCTCGTGGCGGAGTTCAAAGGGTTTGAGGTGTTCCTCGAAAAGGGCCTCGAAGTCCACCGGCTGCAACGGTGCACGGTCAAGCGAGAGGTAGGTTTCAGTTTCCGAACATAGGGAAGTGGAAAATTCCAGAAGCCGCCCCGCATCCTCATGGAACATTGCGGTCGCTTCCGTCACGATCCGGTTCGTGTCATTGAAATCCTTATAGAACAGGGACAGCGGCACAGCCTGTTCAAAAGTGATACGGTCTTGCCTGCAAGTGGCAAGCAGCGTGTTTACCTCTTGCAGCCGTCGTGTTATCTGTTGTATCATCATTCTTGAATTTTATTGTTTATGATATACATGAGTATCGCATGAATACTTTCAAGTATTTGCGTGGAGTCAGGTATTTTATTATAAGCCAATTCCGGAAGTTCTTTCATATAGACCGGTTCCAATTTGCTCCATACATTTTCCAAAGCGGAAAACAGGGGTGATTCGTCCAGGTTTCGTCTTTGCCATCCTTCCGGTTTGCTGAACTGCTGTCTGTCATGGGTGAACAGATTGTGAAAGTCATTCAGAAAATCGGACGAATCCAGATACTGTCTTATTTCCTTGTCATGATACAAATAATAGAGGTCGTAGAAATGGCGAATTTTCGCAGACAACTGTGAATGGTGCTCGTCGGCCAGCGAACATCTGATTAACGACACAAGTTTCTCGGTAAGCGTTCTGCGCTTGTCCAGCACATGTATGACAAATGGCCGCATGTCATATTCCTCTATCAGCTGTTCATTACCCGACTGCTGTAGGAATGTGGTCAGGAAACTTTGTATCACACGCTGTTCGGATGGATACGGGTTGGCAAAAGAATTGATCTCTACAAGTATCTGTCCCGGATTGATGGATGTGGCGGCCAATGATTCCATAATCTGCGGATAGTGATAGTAGGCCTTATAATAGTGTGAGCCCTTGCTTGTCTTTCCGGGTATGGGAATCTCATCCAGTCCCTCTGTCATGTCGTGGGCGGTTTTGCGTATCAGATTTTTCAGTTGGTTGCCGCTTAGGGTCCATGCGTCAGATATGGCCACATCTATATCCTCGGAAAATCTGGCCCCTATGCCGTATGCCTTGGACAGACTTGTCCCTCCTTTGAACACTGCCCGTCCGTCCTTGTCATGCTCCGCCATCAATTTCAAGGAACGGCTGACCCAGTAATCCTTCTCTATAAAGAGCGGGCTGATACCCAAACCTCCGTCCGTTGTCGGACGTGATGCGAAGTTGATGGCATCCTTAAAAAGTTGTCGGTCTGTGTGCAGTCTCATACGATGTTCCAGTTTTTAGTCGTCGGTAATATGGTTGAAGATATTCCCAGCTTGTACCGGCTTACGGGGTTAAGTGTTTCCAACAGATCTTCAACAGGGAAATCCAGATATTCAAGGATGGCTCCAAGCTGTGCCCTGACATACGGCTTGTATGCCCTGCACAGTTCCAGCAGCCGTTTCCTGTCCGTTTCGGACAATCCCTTTATCCAGACTGTCATCTGCGCTATCGCGTCATCGGTTGTCGAGCCGGGAATCTCCTTTATCAGACGGAGCGCGTCCAAAATGACTAAAAGCGGTATGTCGTCTTTCACTATGCGATTTGGCTGCAACAGGAAAGTTATTCTATACTGTCCTCTGGATAACGGACGACGGGAGACATTCGTACCCACCATGATAACAGAAGATATTTGGGTGGTCAGGGCCAGACTTGCGAAAGCCCTTGTCCCGGTGATGTACCCTATGGTGTTGCCGTCCTTTTCAAGAAAGTCCCTTACGATTTCCTTTTCCGGGGGAAGCAGCTCCCCGAATCGTGATGTCCGGGGTTTGTAGTAACGTCCTTTGGAGATACGCTTTATTATACCGGCATACTCGAACTGGTTGAGTGCCTTGATAAGGGTTGCGCGATATTGACGTGGTATGTCAAAATCGGAAGCCGAAACCACCACGCCTTCCGGCATACGGTCTATCTCCTGCCTAACCTTGTCTCTTATAACCATTGTCGTTTTCAATTTTGGTGCAAAGTTACTAAAATAATTCTTGTTTTCTGCGCAAAAAACAAGAATTTCAACTGTGATGACAAAAAATCAAAGCGGCATATAGAACGGTCCGTCATGAGGGATGACCGGTGCACGAAAAAAATGCCCGTCTGACGGACTTTATCCCCGTTTTAGGGGCGGATAAAGTCCGATGGATGATTCTCACCCGAACGCTTTGTCAAGAAGGTTCACGGCCTCTACTTTCTTGCTGTCAACGATTTTTGCGTATATCTGGGTCGTTTTCACGTTGGAGTGGCCGAGCAGCTTGCTGGTCGTGTAGAGGTCAGCCCCAAGGGTGAGCATCATCGTGGCGAACGAGTGCCTGCTGGTATGGAATGAGATGTGTTTCGTCACGCCGGCGTCCTTGGCCCATACCTTCAGCATGAGGTTTATCCTTGCAAGGGCGGGAAGCGTCCCGAACACGGCATCGCTGGAAGAGGCGTCCCCACGCTCGGGCAGCCAGCTCATGGCGGATTCCGACAAGGGCTGGTATATCGGCGTGGTGGTCTTCTGCATGACCACCGTCACCCTCCATTGCCCGCTGTCAAGTACGAGGTCCCCCCATTTCATCCGGGCCACGTCACCGAATCTCAACCCGCAGAAGCAGGCGAAAAGGTAGGCGCGTTTCACGTCCTCACGGGGACAGTCGGCGGCTATGAGGCTCTTGATTTCGTCCACCGTAAGAAATTCACGCTTGCTTTCGGGAACCTGTATCCTCTCCTTGGGCGTAAGTTGCATGAAGGGATTTTCCCCGATGACCTCGGCCCTTACAGCCGCGTTGAGCGCGCTGCTCAGATATCCGGCATAGTCGGACGCGCTTTTGGGGGTGAGGGGCTTGCCCCATTTCGTCTTGTAGTCATATTGCAGGAACTCCATGAACCCGGTGCAGAAAGCCCTGTCCACCTCGCGCATGGTCACCTTGTCATTGTATTCACCAAGCAGCCGCATCGTGCATTTCAGCAGCCTCAGACAGCGTGCCCCTTTTCTTTCCATGTCCTCATAATAGGCCTGCATCCAGTCTTTCAGCAGCATCTTCGCCCGGCTGGAAGTATGCTTCAGTCCGGCCTCGTTGTGGGTGATTTCCAGGATACGCTCCATCTTGATGGTGTTCGCAGTCTTCATCGTCTCGCTGTTGAGTGTCTTTATCTGCGGGCCGGTTTCGGGATGGATATACAGTTTCAGGAACTCATAGCTGCGCCGTCCGTCACGGTATATGTCGAGATAGAGGGATTCCGAGCCGTCGGCGAGCTTCTTGCTGCGCAGCCTTACGGGTTCCTTGATTTTGGGTTGGATTGATTTCTTTGCCATTGTATCAGGTGTTACTGTTTGTATCGTTGATGAATATCGCGTCCGGCAGGTTTGCCGCGTCGTCCTTTTTCCGGTCGATTATCTTGGCATATATCTGTGTGCTTCTCACACTCCTGTGTCCCAGCAGTTTGCAGACGGTAAAAAGGTCGGCTCCGAGTGTCAGAAGCATCGTGGCATAGGTATGCCTACTGGTGTGGAAGCAGATGTCCTTATGGATTCCGGCAGACCATACCCAGTTTTTCAGGTGGTTGCACACATCGCTATGGTCCGGAAGGTCGGAGAACACGATGTCCTCCGGGTCGGCATCCTCCTGCTCCGGTAGCCACTCCATAGCCTTTCCAGAAAGGGGGAGCAGCAGGGGTTCCGATGTCTTGGATATGACAATGCTGGCATACCACTGGCCGCCGGCACAGGAAAGGTCGCGCCATCTCAATTTCTCCATGTCCCCGTACCGGAGGCCGCTGAAACAGCAGAAAAGATAGGCCTGTTTGACTCTTTCCCTGTAACACGGGGTGGCGATAAGCCGTTTCACCTCATCAATGGTGAGATATTCACGCCTGGTTTCGGGCATGGAAATCTTGTCAGCCGCATCAATCTGTGTCATGGGATTCTTTTTCAGCACCCCGGCGCGGACTGCGGAGTTCAGGGCCGCACGGAGTTTGCACTGGTATCCCCATGCCGTTGTCCGGTTGATAGGCTGGCCGGACCTTGCACGGTAGTCGTTACGCAAATAATCTATGAACATCAGGCAGAAATCCTTGTCCACCTGCGACATCCTGACATCCGGCGCTATCGTTCCCAGTATCCGGGCCACTTTGGTTATTATGGCCGTGTTCTTGACACCGTACCTTTTCTGTTCGCCGATATAGGCGTCCATCCATTCAGAAAGCGGCATGTCCGTATGGAATACGGGCTTGTCACCGGTGCCGCCGTTTCCGATTCCCAGCAGTTGCAGGGTACGTTCCCGCTGTAGTTCCTCGACCTTCTTCATGGTCGCCTTGTTCCTGCGCACGGCCTCGCGGTCCGTTTCCGGCAGGAGGTACAGTTTCAGGAAGTCGTAAGTCCGTCTGCCGCCGTCGCAACAGTCGAGATAAACGGACTTGCGACCGTCGGCAAGCGTCTTATAGCGTACCTTTACTGAATTATCTGTGAGTTTTTTCTTCGGTCTTCCCATTGTGAATAGAGTAACAATTACATTGCAAAGGTAACAAAATTTTCGTTACCAGTAACGTTTTGGGTAACAAAAATCACGAATAAAAGCGATTTTTTCAGAAATGAAGGGAAATAACTAACCTTAATTATGTATCTAATAATCAATGATATATATTCTATTTATTTCCCTTACTTTCGTTTGTTTCTCAATTGTTTGTTAGTGGACAAATATATGGATATGGCTCACTTTCTGAAAAATCACTATGTGACTTATACGGTGCAACTACGACAGTTCTACAAAATGGAAGAGACGGGGTTCATCCGAGTTATGATAGCGGTGGATTGCGTGAAATAGGAAGAGCGTATGAACCGGTTGTATTAGCTATTATAAATCTGTAGAATAACTCGGAAAATTATCAGTAACACTCAAAACATATATTTATGATACAAAAATTAATCATCAAAATAATGAATCATTTGTCCGTAGAAGTACATCCGGATGCGGAATGGTTTTAAACATAAGGGCTGACCTACACCAAGTTCAGCCCTTACATCATAGTTGATGGATTACTCTACTATTAAATACTTTATACCTGATCTTACTAAAACATAAGCATTAGTAGGATATTCTGATTTCGCCAATAATCCATCTACTGCCTTACAGTAATCTCCATCTTTAGGAAGATAGTTCTCTGAAACAAGAATATTATTTATTTCATACATGATATTTTTGGCACAAATAACTTTCCCGTCTGAGCTGTTGAACATAGCAACAGATTCAATTTTACCATTAGCCTTATCCCCATATAGATTCACCAAATTACCGGCTAATATCGAACTTTCAGTTTTATATGTCTGTGCAATATCCGTTATTTCATTAAAATACAGAGTTGGTTTGGGAAAATAAACAATACTATTCCCCCAGCCACTAATTTTCATCTTTACACCTGATTCTTTTAAGGAACCATTAAATAACGTTGAAAGCCCATAGAACTTGTTACCTATAAACCTGTAATCTATAAAACTATTTGGGGATGGAATATTTTCCGAGGGCAACACATTGGTTGCATCGGAATAAAAATAGCACCCTTTAAACAGGATAAAATGTCTTCCATATCCCATACTGCCAAAATGTCCTCTCAAGCATGGATTTATACAATTAGTAAAAATCAGATTCATGTTAGATGCAATATCTATACCTATTGCTTGGGAACCATACGGCCAGCTATCCGCAGCCTCTCCATTATTCTTTCCACTGTCGAATTCCACATTGTCAAACCATAATTTATTAGATTCGCTTTCTTTAATGCCATTAACATGCACGGTATATCTTACATTTTTCCCAAAAATATAAAAGTTGTGGAAACTGCAATTCCTAGTTTTTTTTATCAACAATGGATGTAAATTAGATACAGGAGTTGGAAAACCACTGTCAGGCATATCACATATTATTTTTGTAGCCCTATTACCAACACCGAACAAATGAATATTTTGCCTGTCAACCATTTCTATATAACAGACATAGTTTTCCTTTGATTCTCCCGATAACGGATCTTCCGTTGCAAAATGATTAAATGATGATGTCCTGAACTCCCCTACAGCAAAAATATACCATTGTTTGTCTGTATCTTTTGGTATGGAATTTATGGCCCTCTGAATGGAATTTACATTGGCTTTATATCCTACAAATATATTAATCCCGTCCTCAATAGCTTGAAATTGATTCGCCGTTTCCTGATTGGCATAACAATAGATAATATTACTTTTATAAACAATTCCATCAAGTCTATCTGTTATCTCCTTTATACTATCTTCGAAACCAGGCAATGATTCAGGTGAAATCTGAATATCAGGACTTAATTTTTTTCCTCCCCCCTCTATTCTCTTGACACTTGGAGTGCCTTCCAAATCATAGGCATTGCTTAATGTCCAAAGTATATAATTAAATGAGCCATCACAATAAATTTCATATTTTTTTGTCTCTGGTGAAGCCTCATTGATTAAGACTTCTGTTATTTTTCTTTCTACGGTTTTGGCAATTCTAAATACTGTTTGATTACTGACATTTGAAGAATCCAGTTTATACCTCAATCCTTTTGCCACAGGTATTCTTACAGACCAGTATCTTGCAGCAGTACCCAGTGTGCCTCCAGATGATATATAATCCTTAGACAAATAAGTGCTGTTGTAGATTTCTTCTTCTATCCCGCTTTCGGTTGTAATAATATTTGATACCTCTTCCTTTAAGCTTGTAAAGGATTTGTTTGTCTCAGTAATCTTGTCATTTAATTCTTCTATTGACGAGTCTAATATTACAAATTCAACAGATTCAGATTTTGTTAATGTAAAGTAAGCGGTAATGGCAGATTCCGGAGCCTCAATTACAGATTTTTCCCCAACAAATGTTTGGCTTGCTTTTAGCAAAATCCTATCGGATTCATCAACAAAAACATAGGCCCTAGCTTGTACAGAAACGCACTTTCCAGTAATCAGAAATCGATCTCCGGCTTTACATTCTAATTTTGTTGCTATGAATGTCGCATTGTTTGTGATTTTTTCTATACTTGATGCTATTTCTCCTTGATTACCATATACAATATAGGCCGTACTTTGATCAAAATTATCAATAATATTTTCTCCCTTTTTTTGATTAATAATATCCATTTTTAACTCGGAAAGTTCTGCTGTAAGACTCTTGCGTGTCTTGGGGTTGACCACAGCATCATAGATGGTAGCCGGATAAATGGTTTGTCCACCCTTGGTCAGTTTATGCATTTTTACCATAATGTATCTTATTATTAGCCTAAGTTCCGGGGGAACTTGGAAACAGCATTGGAAATGAATCAGATAAATTCTGTTCAAAAAATAGGGTAGAACAAAAGATATTTTTCTTAGGATTCTACCCACTTTCTACCATGTATCTATTTCTACTATTTTTTTAGGTGAAAAAGTTTGAAACAGGAATGTGATTTTTTATCTTTGCAGATGTGTAAGACCAAGAGCTTGTTGCGGATTAAATTCCGTAGCAGGCTCTTTTTTTTATTGTCATATCGTGGCAATGGATTTCGGGGCTTTGGCAGCGATGATGCAACGGATAGGGATACCTTTGAGGTGCGTATTTTTATAATTCAGATAAACAATAGACGAAATGGAATTAAACGACTGGTTGGCTATAATCGGGGCTTTCGGAGGATTGGAGGCTGTCCGCTGGGGTGTCACGTTCTGGGTGAACCGCAAGACTAACGCACGGAAAGAGGATGCGTCCGCCGATTCGATGGAGGATGAGAACGAGCGTAAGCAGGTTGACTGGCTGGAAGAACGCATCGCCCAGCGTGACGCCAAGATCGATGCGTTATACGTTGAGCTTCGTAATGAACAGTCTGATAAGCTGGCATGGATTCATAAGTGCCACGAGCTGGAACTGCAATTGAAAGATGCCGAGCATAACCGTTGTGACAGGCCTGACAGCGAATGCGGTCGTCGTATTCCACCACGCAGGACTACATTAATTAAAGATAAGGAGGAAAAGAAAAATGGCTGATGTGAAAAAACTTGCACCGTTTATCCTGAAGTGGGAAGGCGGTTTTGTAAATGACCCGGACGATTTAGGAGGGGCTACCAATATGGGTGTGACCATTGGAACTTATGAAGCGTATTGCCGAAAGAAAGGCTATCCCAAGCCTACGGTTGAAAGATTGAAAAACATCACGAAAGAGGAATGGACGGAGATTTTGAAAACCATGTATTGGGACAGGTGGAAAGCTGACGAAATTAAATCCCAATCCATAGCTGATATCCTTGTCGATTGGATCTGGGCAAGCGGAGTGCACGGTATCAAAATACCGCAGGATTTGATTGGCGTGATTCCTGATGGCATTGTCGGACCTAAAACGCTTGAAGCAATAAACAGGCAAAACCCTCGTGAACTGTTTGATCAGATCAAGATTGCACGGTTTGATTTCATCGAAAATATTTGTCGTCAGCGTCCGACCAATAATAAATTTAAGAGAGGGTGGATGAACCGCATAAATGATATCTCTTATGTTGGTTAGAGTTATGAACTGGGTAAGCCGGCATATATTGCTGGCTCCTTTCATGTGTCTGTTCCTGCTGTTCGGATCATGTGGCAGCTCGTATAAATCTGTCAATTCAGACACAGAAGTAATCAGGAAGGACAGTGCCAATGAATCGGTCAATATCGTACATGGTTCTACTACTTCTTTAAGAGAGCTGATAAGCACTAATGGCAGCTATGTGATTGATTTTCGAGTTTATGATACCCGAAAATCGCCCGATAGCCTGACTGGGAAACCTCCGTTATTGGCTGACGGTCATGTGGAAGGTGATTTCAATAAGAATGAAAAGAAGGAAACTGTAGTCAATGACAGTACGGAGATAAAAGCCGACAAGGATATTACTTCCGATATTCATGAGGAAAAGCGGTCAGAAAGCATAAAGGATAAAAAAGAATCCACGTTGCCTGAACAAATCGGTTTTGCCTGTGTTTGTGTAACCGTTTTGATTGTCGTTATGTTGATAGTACAAAAATATTGGCGCAACAGACAATCTTCATCATAAGACTTTAAATTTATAAATTGGACTGCTCCGGCTATAATGGCCGGGGCTTTTTTCTTGTGTCTTTTTTTGATGTTCTTGTTTGATTTCTTATTTTTGTACACAAACTTTTATCAATCATGTTATGAATAGACTTTTATTAGCTTCTTTTCTTATTTTCGTAAGTGTTTCATTATTTGCTCAGAAGCCATATAAGGCATACTGTAATCTTATCGGTGATGAAAACTCACTAAAGAAAGGAATTGTCAGTGTAAGAATTGATTTTGGTCAGAAAGATTTGAAAGACAACAAGTTCGTGGATGAAAATGGAAAAGAGATAAAGTTTCGCACAATGGTTTCAGCTATGAATTTTATGTCTAAACTTGGTTGGCAGTTGGAGCAGGTGTATAACCGTTATGACCAGATAGACGGAAGCCCAATTATTATTTGGGTCTTGTCGAAAGAAGTTGATTCGGATAACGAGATAACTAAAGGATTTCAAACGAAACTAATGTACGATAAAAGCAAGGCGACCCAATAAGTTGCCTTTTCCTGTTCTTCTGGGGATTTCCTTCACTTCAAAACGCATCGATACTTCACTAAGTTTGCTTTTGTGCTCTTGATAAACATAGTATTCTATCAT